CAACCTCAATATCATAATGGGTGATATGTAATTTTGGCACTTCTTTTTTGTAGTATTTGGCAGACAGAACTTTCAAATCTGGTGATATATCAGATTCGTATATAGTAACACCTTCGCCTTGAAATTTATTCAAAGTCTTATAGAAGTCAAAAGTATTATCAAAAACTAGTTTGGTTAATTTCCGGCCATATATGCTTGTATATTCACCATTTTCATCTTCAACATAAAAGTAGAGATAGTCATTGGTGTCATAGTATTTTATTCGTCTTTTATCGTCGGTTCTTTCCCAAACTAGAATTTGATCTTTTCTCCCTTCCTTCTTTCTTATAGCGGAAATGTATCCCACTTATACCCCCTTATTCTACTTCTTCCATAATATTTGTCTTGCTATTAACCAAAGTTTCATACAATGTTTCAAATCCTTCATGTTCTTCAACAACATCATCAAAGTTATGTTTATGCATTGTTTGAGCCATTTTGTTAATAACTTTAATAACTTTAGGAGGGAGTTCATATTGTTTTTTGATTTCGGTTCTTATTTCATTATAGGTTTCTTTTTCAAAATCAATTTTTTGTAATTGATTAACCATTTCACCCAATAATAATTTTAATTTCTTACGATCTTCTATACTGCTCGGAACAATTATATCTGACATGATATTTCCCCTTTTTTAAATATATCATGCAGCAATCATACCAAAGTTTAAAAATAATAGCAAATGTTATTTATAAAAAATATGAGAACCGATAACTGACAACTTAGTTAATGATACATTCCATTTTGGATTGACATAATCGGCATGATAATTAACAGCACCGTTTGTGAAATCATTTATATTTCTGTTAAAAATAATTGAATAAGCAATGCCTAATGATTTATGCCATGCTTGTATTTCGTGAGGTCTATCAGATTTTCCATCCTGTGTCCATGAAAATTGTCTATCCTGCCAGACAACACCACAAATAGAGTTTGGCCATCTTGAACTATTAACACGGTTCAAAGTAACTAAGGCAACAGCGTATTGCCCTTTTGTTTCCTGATTTCGTGCTTCATGATATATGTTCAGTGCCAAACAGTTAACTGATTCAAAAATCCCTTCTGCTTGACTTATTGGTGAGATTAAAATACTTGCTAATATTAGTAACCGCTTCATGTCTAAACCCTATTCTATGAATGAGGTTATATAATAACATAATAGTGTTAGTTGTCAAGAGATCTCATTGAACCAATTGTGGTAACTACCATTAAAGTTATCTATATCAAAGACAAACGGCATTTTTGTTGAAATGTGAAATCTGGCCAGGATCAAATCACCGACTATTATTGGTGATATAAGATTAATAAAATTAGGACCACTGGGGTAGATAATAAGTGTTCCTCTTTCGGGATTAAATCCAAAATCAAATGCGGGGAAATTTAATTTTCCACCATAAACTTCATAATCAGAATCAAAATTAGGTTTATTGCAATAACTAGATAAGAATAAAACACATGTTAAATCCCTATTTCTAACACGTGCCCATTTATTCCTCCCTTTGACATTCATTAACCTACTATTTTCACACACTGGATCACCTTGATTACAACCTTGAGGAATCCATTCAAAATCTATTTCAGTTGTTCCATTATGTTCAACATCATAATGATTATTAATATTGGGTATTTTATCTAAAAATTTGTGGTAAATTATATCTTCTAATCGCTCATGATGCATAACCATTTTTAATGGATTACCTTCAACATCTTCGTTTGGGATTGAAAGGTCAAGTGAATCTACTATTTCTTCACATAGCAGTGCAGACAGAAATTCTTGGTAAACCAAGAATGGTGATTTTATTTGTTTCATATTTTTATCTCAGTCGTTTAACGTTATCTACAATATCATCTAATATTTTATGCTTATTATCAATATTTTCTTCAAGATGACTAATATCAATATCCTTCACATCATCCTGAACTTCTTCCCATTCAACTTCTTCAGAAATCCCTTCACCATCATTAACAACAACAAAATCGCCTGCTTTTATAAAGTTTTGTCCAAGCAAAATTTTGTCTGGCATGCTGCTCCTATCATTTAAATTAAATTTAATTTTTTTAAGGACTTTATTTCGTGTATCTGCATCCTTGTTTAATAAAATAACATCAAATGCAACAACAGGTCTGTTTTCAACACCATTATCTGCAGTTTGAATTGCCTGTGTTTCCAATGCTGGCATTGTATATCTCTTGCTGCCAAATACAAAACTAACAAGTCCTTTTCCCTGCATAACCTTAACATCTTCAGCATGCAATGAAGAAATGTGAGCACCAGTATCAACCTTAGCAGATATTTGCTCACCATTGTTAAACCCTGATAATATTATTGGAACATTAGTATTAACTATTCTTTCATCCTGAATTTCAGCTTCTCTAACAACACCTGATTGAAATATTGGTTCTGATCTTGCCTTTGACATATATTTAACTGCGACTGGATTGAGCCTCAATCTATTGAATGCCCAAATAAATGCAACACGATCTTGAACTTGACTAACTTCAGCATTTTTATGAATTTGTTTAAATTTCTCAACATTTTCTGGATTTTTCAACAATGAATATAATATAATTCCTTTTAATGAATTACTTATCATTGTGTCTAATGGGTATGCAGAACCTTTTAATGATCTGTATTGTAATCCACCAACGGATATGATCTCAGGAAGATCAGTTAATCTTGCTTCGACAAAATCATTTGAAAGTGCTTCAATATTAGCGTATTCCATTTTTTAATTCTCCAATAACTTATTTGTTCTGTTTTTTAAAATAACCTGAATCAACAAGTGTTCTAACTGCTTCAATTTGTTTTTGTGCTTCCGGTGTATTAAGTATATCTTCTGCTCGCGTTGATAAAACACCAGCACCACTAATTAAAACACGAGGCCGATAAATTGATTTTAATTGTTTTTTCATATGTAATTGTTCTCCAATATATTATTTATAAAAACTATTTATGCGTGTAACCAATGGCTCGATATAATCTTTTGTGTTAAATTTGAAAACTGCTGGAACTAACCCCTTTTCAACTGCTATTAAAATAACACCTTGTTCAATAAATATATCAAATAATTCGTAGAACATGTAGGCATAACCAGAAATCTGCAAAAAATAATCTTCTATCATATCTTTATTTTTTGGACTAGTTGACGTTTTGAAGTCAATTACTGATAATACACCATTATACTCAGCAATGCAATCACATCTTCCCGCTGTTTTTAACTTATCACTATACATTGGAATTTCTAATGCACGGATATTGTTAATTCTTTTTAGCGAATATGATAATTTGTTAAATAATTTAACATCAGACGTGCTGTAATTTTTCTTGTGATCAGGATTATTATTTAAGAATTGTTCTGCCATGTTATGGACAGCAGTTCCACGATCAGCACATCGTTTTGTTTCTTTATCAGCCCTTTTAGAACCCATTGATTCCCGCCATTTATTCAACCATGGCTTTTCTTCTGTTCCGAGAATGGTAGTTATGGATGCATATTTATTACCATCAGGTGTGGTATAATAACGTTTGCCATCAATAGTTCTGCTTTTTAATTCTTGATAATCAGGTTGATTGGCATGAATAAACATTATTTCGTCTTTGCAGGCTTCTTATTTTTTATAAGAGTCATGAATGATGATTTGTTGAAATTTGATTTTTGGTTAGTATTTTTAGAGCCAGTATTTTTTGATAAAGAGACATTTTTCTTTGTTATCAATTTTGAAATAGCAGAACGTTTAGTTATTTTAGATTTTTGTTGGATGATTCCTTTTTTCTTTCTCATAACCTTCCTACCATGACGAACTTTAACTGGGTCTTTTCTAACAGCACATTTTTTTGGATCAGATACAAGTCTACCAGCTTTTGCACCAGTTGTACAGCGATAATATCTTTTAATTGTTTTTTCACTTCTTTTAAATGCCCTAATAGCAGCTTCGTCAAGAATTTCATCATTTTCATCACAATAAACAACTTCACAGAGGGTTTCAAAATCTTCTTTAAACTGAATAAATGTTTGTTTCATGGTTGAGCTTCCCCTGTTTTATTTTTTGCTCGTTCAACTGCAATTTGTTGTTCAATGTTATCTTTTTGTTTCAATAATGTTCTTAATCGTGGACTTTCAGCACTCATGACTTCTTTGCGTTTCTTTCTATCCATTTCCGCCTTGCGACGTTCTGGTGACATGGTTGATAACCGACGTAATTCTTTGTCGTCCATGGTATCAATTCGTGTGGTAGTAGAAGGAGTATTTTCGTCCTCTTGTTCATTGACAAATTGCAAAAATGTTAATTTTTTCACCTTTGTGCTTTGTCCTTCATTAGAAATTGTTTTATGTATGCCAAGTATTCTTCGTCATTGAGATAGCCATCACCATCCTGATCTGGTTTTTGATCCTGAATAACTTCTTCATTCTCAGATTTTGACTCTGGTGTTATTTCAACTGATTTATCAATGTCCATGGAGGATGAATCAGCATTTAATTCACCTTCTAAGTCATTTGCTTTTTGTTGTCTAAACTTGGCTAATTGAGATAATTGTTTATATTCTTTTTCTTTTTCTTGTTTTTCTTTTTCAAAATCTTCCATGTCTATCAATTCTTCTTCAGTTTTTAGACGAGCCATTGCAGTCTGAGCGGCATACTTAGCCTCTTCTGCTTGTGCCTCCGCTTTCTTGGCCTCTGCCTCTGCTTTCTTTGCTTCGGATTCAGACTTCATTAAATCTATTAGTTGTTGTAATGTTGATTTATCTTCTGATTCCTGATCTGGTGGCATATCAAGTTCATCTGTTGCACCCATTTCATCTGGTGCAAGATCCTGTTCACCTTCTAGACCTTGTTCACCTGCTAATTCCTGATCAACTTCTTCATCTTCTGGGATTTCTGGCCATTCAACATTTACAATATTGAATTTTTCTCTTAAGTCAAAAAGAATTTCTGCAATTTCCTTTTTATCCTTATTATCCTCTAATGATATTGATAATGCTTTTTCAAATGCATCTGCATGTTCTTTGCTGACAAATACTTTGACAAATACTTTGACCATTTTAACTTCACCGGTTTCTTTATCAATTTCTTCTAAAACAAAACCAACAGCATCATCAGAAATTTTATTATTTTTTTCTGCACTTTTCAATTTTGATAAAACATCCTGAGAATTAAATTGTTCATCCTCTGGTGCTATTTCTTCTGCTAGAAGTTGTTTAAGTAGTGACATTTCTTGTTTCCTGTTTATGTTGTTTAAATTGTTATATTGTGTTCGGAATCCACAATCCTAAAGTAGTGTCCTGAACGCCGGTTTGAGCATTAATTGCTGGATCTTCTTGGTTAATGATTTGTATTGTGCCATTTCTTGTTTCCTTTATTGTTATAATTCTGATTGTGCTGTCCAATTGTATGTTAAGAAATTATCAACAGTAGTTCCACCTGAAAGATTAAGTATAAAACCACTTTCACCGTTTCTTCCTATACTTCCTACGCCGATATCAGTAGAAGCTGAGTTATTTCTTACATTGTTTGCTGCACCTGTTGTCGAATACACTGTTACGGAAGGCATCCCTTTTTTAGAAACAGCGTAAGCAACTTTCTCTAAACTTACCGCCACTTTATATCTATGACTTTCTGCACCTAAATCAGTTGAAGTTCCAGGGTCAACATCCATATTATATGACTTCTCATAATACCTCTGACACAATGCCAATTCTTCCCCGATTGAACGATACTCAAACTCGGTGGCAGTCGTTCCTTTTTCAAGCTGGACACCTGTGATTTGAATGTAGTTGGAAGTAGAGTCTGCGAGGTTTACTTGATTGGATGTTGCTAAAAAGTTGCCAGATTGCCAAGCGTCTTTTGTGGTTTGGAAAAATGTTCCTGAAACAAAAGAGAAACTTATTTCAAGTCCCATACCATTTGTAAAATTCCAAGTCCCTGCGGAGGGTGCAGTAGTAATTGTAATTGTTTTCTTCTCCCAAGTATCAGCACTATTGATTGTTATCTCTGAAACATAACTCCTATCACTTCCTGTGTTTCTAAATGCTACACAATAAATTCCCGTTTTATTGCCCTTAATCCAGAAACTTAATGTCTGGTCTTGTTGATATAGTGATTGATAATCATAACCCTCAATGCGGTATATCAATCTACACAAATCAGTTGAGCCAACAGTCCCATCTGCTGTTGTTACATCCGCCCTATAAGAATAATTAAATTTACGACCAGATTGAGCGACAGTTGGAACATTTGTTGAACGAGTTAAGTCCCATACACCGGAATTTGACAACCCAAACTTAAATCTATCTGTTGTAAAAGAACCATTCGCAGCACCAACGAAACTTGTCCCACGCTGCCAGATATCCATTCCGCCATTTATAATTACATTTTTCCGGAAAGGCACGGTTTGCATTTCCGGGCTTACTTTTATTAAACTCATAT